CTTTTACATGGTCCTGAAGCATCAGGAATGGCTATTGCAGATCGACTTGGAAAGCATCCCAGACCGTTGCTCCTTTGGTATCAGTGGCTGTAATTGTCACTGTAACGGCACCAGTTTGCATGGGATTTCTAGAAATTGTTACGGTTCCCGATGGATCTACAGTGGCTATAGCAACGGGACTTCCAACAATCGAGACAGAGAAGGTCAAAGATTCTCCATCCGGGTCGGAAAAATTCCCTGCCACGTCAACAGTGATTATAGGTATCCCAGGGAGCATCGTTTGATCCGGAATGGGACTTACTACTACAGGTGAATGATTGCTATTCTCGACTTATTCCCTTCTCTTTGCGAGGGTTTTCGTTCGAGCCTACACCGTGCAGGCGACTTTCATCGCACACGGCGTTCCATCAACGAATAAGAAAGAAAATTTACAATGGGCAAGCAAATTATACTTCTCATATGTCCTGACTTACAGATGTTTTTTTCGACAGAATCATCAGTAAAAGAGTTTTACAAACCAATCGATTTGTAAAACAGGGGGAGGGGAACTTGTGGATTTCGTAATGTTTTGTACAGCGTTCATTTTCCAGTTTATTGGCCATCGAATTGGTGATTACGTTCTCCAAACTGATTGGCAAGCTCAAAACAAGGCTACGAATGTAGGGGCTAGAGCCAGGCATTGCGCCGCATATTCAACCACGATTGCTTTACTTATCTTACCTGTATTCGGGCTTGTACCAGCAATCGCTGTGCAACTAATAACAATGTTCGAACATATGTGGATCGATAGCCGAAAACCTGTTGTGGCATGGAAAACATTCCTGGAGAAACGCATTGCTGGAAATCACGGTTTCGAAATCAGCCAGATGCCATTCTTTGTACTAATTGAAATCGACCAGACAATTCACTATCTTCGCATCTTCTTGCTGTCGTTGTTGCTGGCAAGTGGTGCAGTTTAACAAAACATTACTTTTGATAAGGAGTGAGGATGATGGAGTTTTTCAAAATCTCTAATGGCGGCGGTTGTGACACAAAAGTGATCGTCGCTGGAAATAAATACGAAGCGTTAGGTTACTACCTCTTGGAAGTACAGAATGGCACTGGTTTCGTTGATGATATTGACGATATTGAAATCATGTCTCCTGACCATGAAATTGAAGTGTCATGCGTTGGGTTCCCCGAAACAAAAACCTTGATGGAAATTTATAAGGAAAAGCAGTTTTGGGATACACCCCAAGTTGTGATTGGGCTCGAGTCCTAAAATTACTTGTAAGAAGGAGCGATATGGATGATTCGCTTTCTAGGTTTGATCGCACTTGGATTGATCCTTAAAGCAGCAGCTTATTACTTGTGATAAAGATCGGCACGGATTGGTGCAATGGGAGGGAACGGGATGCAAGCAGGACGTGAACTTGAAGAAATGCCAGATGTATGCAAGGAATGCCCCGAAAATTACTATTGCAGCTTAGAACCGGATTTGTGGAACTGCAAAGAAGGGAAGGATCAGGATGCAAGCAGGACGTGAGTTGGACAAGCAAGTTGCGGAGGCACTGGGGTGGGAACCTTATCTCGATGAAGATTTCACTGACTGGGCCACAGATGGTCATGGATGGGTGCCGAAGTTCTCCACTACAGGGGATGGAATGATAAGACTAATCGAAGAAGCGCGGAAACAAGGCATTTGGCTGGATCACGAAACCTTTGCAGATGGATATGAAGTGAATGCCTCCGTTTATCGAAGCAAACACGCTAGGACTGTTCTCGCTGATTCAATGTTCCGAACGGAAGATTTGGCTGGTGAGTATGCTCGAGTCTACATCAAAGCTAAAGAGGCAATTTAACAAAAGAGAAATTTTGAAAAGGGGAGATTTACTATGCCAAATCACATAACAAACCGGGTAACGATCTTCGGATCAGAAGATCAAATAAAGAATATCTTAGAATTCATTCAAGTTGAAAAAATAGAAGAAAATCAACAAGTTTTCGGAATTGGAACAATTGATTTCAACAAGATCACGCCAATGCCAAAATGGGTATTTAAGAAGGATTTACGTCGCGAAGATGAGGAGAAATACGGGAAAGAAAACTGCTGGCTCGATTGGTCGGTTAAGAATTGGGGGACGAAGTGGAATGCATATAGTCAGCCCGATAAAAGAAACACCAGTGGAACTATATATTTCGAGACAGCCTGGAGTAGCCCTGTTGATCTAATCAAAAAGCTTTCGTGGATATTTCCAGATGTCGTAATTGAGATTGCATGGGCGGACGAAGATTTGGGGAATAACTTAGGAATTATTAAATTCAAAGACGGCGTAATCCTAGAGGAAATCATTCCTGCTAATGGCAGCATCGAGGCTAAGAAGATGTACTTTGAAATTACCCAAGATTCTCTGCAAGCACACGGTATGAATGAGAATTTTGAATATGTCGAGGAAGACTAATTTTACTTAATATTTCTTGTGATGAGGTGAGGGAATGACTAAGGAACAAGTCAAAGCAATAGCTGAGTTCCGACAATTTATGTCCAAGCAGGGCTGCAACACTGACCACATGACGGATGAACAGTTGGCGGATGCGGTTAGGAAGACACTAGGCAACCTGTCCGAAGCATTTACACTACTACGAATAATGGCACGTCGTTATTTGAACGCTAAGAACCCACGACTCACTAAGCTTGATGAAGATCAAAGGCGGCAGCGCCAGTTGATGTATCGAAAAAAGATAAGCCAGACTAAACGGAAGGCATAACAGAATATTTCAAGGAGGTAAGCATGAAAAAGGTTACTCAATTACCTGGAACCCAACCAAGCCCTACACCTGCAGAATTGAAAGAGGCACTTGCTGATATGCTGGCAAAGCTTCCAGCACAATTAGAGTACGTTATGATCCAGAGCAAGATAAGAAAGAAAAAGTATGATTCGCTCGTAGAAGTAGGTTTTTCGGAACAGCAAGCTCTTGAGATTGTGAAAAGCACAGCACCTTTTGAGTGAGTGGTAGTGCGGAACATTGAAAACGGAGGGTTACCTTGACAACAAAACTGACCTATCAAGAAATCGGCAGCGAACTTGGTGCATTCATCGATGATCGGCAAGTCAGATATGGCAACTCATTCGAAAAATGCGGAGAGTTTCTAAGGTTGTTATTTCCAAATGGGATTCAACCTGAACAGTATACGGACATGCTGGCGATTGTGAGGATCTTTGATAAACAGATGCGATTGGCGACTGGAAAGAATGACGATGGGGAGACTCCATACAAGGACATAGCAGGATATGGACTATTGGGTTGGATGAAGGATGAGAAGAACGAAGGATAAGGAGGAATACAATGCGGGATATCAAATGGTTTCTTTACCGGTACCGTCAACTTGTTGAAGCAAAGAAGAATACTGAGCGTGCAATCGAAGTGCTGTCAAAGAAATTGAGTACTCCGCATTACGATGAAAACTGGTTCATTAAAGGCAAAGGCGGTTTTCCTTCCAGTCCACAAGAGAGAACAACGATTCTTGAGGATGAAGACGCCCAGAAGATTGAACATTTAAAGCGTTATCTCCAAGACTTAACGATCCTCATCAATGCAATAGAGAGCGCACATAAGACATTGAACAAAGAGCAAGCAAAGCTTATCCAGTTGCGATATTTTGATGGCATGGACGTGCTAGAAGTAGCTGACGAATTGAACATTGACGTAAAACCATACTACCGCAAACACGCTAAAGCGTTGGAAGCGATGAGCCTATGCCTGGGGGCTATGGAACTGACGTTTATTACACTTTCACTGGATCAATATCTGGGGAAGCTGACATACGGAGAGAAAAGGGACGTTGTAGGAAAAAGCATCGTTCCAATGTGAGAAAAAAACGGGAAAGAATGGGGACGAAATCATATATTTGACATGATAGGATAGTAGTATCAGCCGAAAGGGCGATGTGGTACTAAATAAGGGATCGGGGTTATCCCGGTCGAACAAAAGCCGCTCAGAAATGGGCGGTTTTTATCATGTGTGGTGGCGGAAAGGTGTAGACGCTAATCAGATATAGGAGAGCTATTCGGGGCTGGTAAGAGTTACCTTAGGCCGAATAGAGGTGGAGAGTAGGAGGTATACGGTACACCTACCCATAGCTGTAAAACGAGGCGTCCAGTCCACGCCTATCCTATATCATGCAGGGTTCGAATCCCTGCCCGCACAATACCAAGAGGTGAATGAGTATGGAAACGATGCATTTATTAAGAATTCATTTGCCGAAAGAACAAAATGATCTTTTAGATGGTTTGATTAACAAACTCTGGGATACTTACCCAAAGAAAGATTTTAATACTGCTATTATTTGCAAGCACGCCTTATTCTTATTGCTTGAACAATATGCTGATAATCCGAATCAAATTATACAAGAGTTTAAACATGGAAATAGAAAGTGAGTTTGGTATAAGGGGGAAGAAGTGATGAGGTGGACTCGATTCGTTTTGTGTATCCACGTTGCTGCGCTTGTTCTCGTTGTAGTAGGCATTACTTTGCAGTTGGTGTGGTTCTCTTCGAGAGAAACGGATTTGGTACATTTTATAACCATTACTCACTCAGTTGCGTGCATGCTTTTTTCATTACAAATATTTGTGATGACCAAATCTTCCAAATGAACTAGCTACAGCAGTTTTTTCTTTTGCAAAACAAACTCAATCAGGTGGTGGTGATGCAATGTGAAACTAACAGAGAAGCAAAAACGTTTTGCTGATTATTACATCGTGACAGGCAATGCAACAGAATCATATAGGCGTGCTGGTTATACAGGAACGGGAAATGTTGCTGAGGCATCTGCGAGCAGACTGTTAAGCAATGTTAAGGTAAGGGAATACATCGACAAATTGATCGCTGAGAAGGAAAGCGAACGCATAGCCAAGCAAGATGAAGTGTTGGAGTTCCTAACCAGCGTTTTACGTGGACAAGTGAAAGAGCAATTTCCGCTTGGTCTTGGCATGGGCGAACAACAGCTTGTGAAAAAGGAACTGGATGGCAAGGATCGCATCAAAGCTGCTGAGCTGTTAGGTAAACGATATGCAATGTGGACAGACAAGCAGCAACTTGAGGGGAATGTCGCTGTTCAAATTATCGACGACATTGGAAGTGACGATGATGAAGCAGATTAAGCTTTCAGAGATCGTTACGCCGCATTTCCAATCCTTTTGGAAGGCGTCTAATTCTCACAGATACCTACGG